CGGCGCTACATCGGGATCGAATGCGACCCCGAACACTTCGCCGCGGCCGTCGAACGGCTGAAGGCGACGACCGTCCCCGACTCCCACCGCCGGGCCGCCTAGCAGGAAAGGGATTATTCACCGCAGAGGACGCAAAGGACGCAGAGGAAGAGTCTCTCTTGTCTACCTTTGCGTCCTCTGCGTCCTCCGCGGTCGGTTCTCTTCGGGGTGCGTTCCGCGGCCGCTGGCCTAGTTTCGCGCTTGCGTTTCTCGGCGATCGTGTATACTCGACCGCTGCATAACCGAACTCACCGCCCCTCCGGCGGCGGCCCTCAGAGGCCGAGGCTGGAGACGGCGCGACGTGGCAACGGCTGACCGCTCAGACGGCAGCGACCACTTGAGGTGATTGGTTTTTCACGAACCCATCGCCAGTGGCCGCTGCCGTTTTTTCGTGCGCGGGCCGCGGCGAGCAACCGAGCGAGACCAGGCATGTCCAAGACCGCGAACCCCAAAGAGTTGCGCGAGAAGCGAGCCAAGCTGTTGCCCCGGATGCAGGAGCTGCGCGACAAGCACCACGCCGACCCCGGCTGGACCGAGGAAGACCGCGGCAACTGGACCAAGGTCAATGAAGAGTACGACGCGCTGTCGCGCGACATCCAGGCTGCCGAAAAGGCCCAAGAGGTCGACCGCCGCCTGGCCGAGGTCGAGGCCGAGCAGCGCGAAGCCCTGGGCGATCGTCGCATCGGCCGCGAGGACACCGAGCAGCCGGCGGATCGCCGCGGGGATCCGACCGAGGAGGATCGCTGCCTGGCCTTCCAGGCCTGGTGCCGCCGGACGTTGGAGCTCCCCTTGAGCGCCCGGCATCGCGAGGCGGCCGAGCGGGCGGGACTGCGGCTCGGTCGCCGGTCGCTCTCGATTCCCTTGCTGAGGACCGACGGCATGGCGGCCCTGCAAAGCCGGGCAGCCGCCATGAACCAGGGCCAGTGGAACCAGCTCGGCAGCCGCGCCTTGAGCGAGGTCCAGGGGACCGCGGGCGGATTTTCGGTCCTGCCGGAGTCGCTGGTGCGGAATCTGGAGGTGGCCCTGTTGACCTACGGCGGCGTGCGGAGCGTGGCGGAGATCATCCGCACGGCGACGGCCGAGCCGATGAGCTGGCCCACCGCGAACGACACGACGAACATGGGTCGGCGGATCGGCGAGTCGGCGGCGGTCGACGTCACCGGCGCCACGACCGCCGAGCCGACCTTCGGCAAGGTGACGTGGAACGCCTACAAGTACACCTCCGACGCCATCCTCGTCCCCTACGAGCTGCTGCGGGATTCGGCCTTCAACCTGGCCTCGCTTTTGGGATCGATGCTCGGCGAGCGGATCGGCCGCAAGACGGCGGTCGACAACACCACGGGCACCGGCAACGCGCAGCCCAGCGGGATCGTGCCCGGCTCGACGCTGGGCGTCACCGCGGCCGCGGCCGCGGCGATCACCTCCGACGAGATTATCCGGCTGGAGCACTCGGTCGATCCGGCCTACCGGGTCGGCGCCGGCTACATGATGCACGACAACGTGATCCTGGCGATCCGTTTGCTCAAGGACGGCGAGGGGCGTTACCTGTGGGTACCGGGGATCCGCGACGGGCGCGTCGACACGCTGAACGGCCGGCCGGTGACGACGAACCAGGCCATGGCATCGACCGTGACCAACTCGGCGATCACGATGCTCTTCGGGCAATTCTCGAAGTTCAAGATTCGCGAGGTCGGAACGATCCGGCTGTACCGCCTCGAGGAGCGCTACCGGGAAAACGACCAGGACGGTTTCATGGCCTTCCTGGAGCAGGACGCCGGTTTGCTGGACGCCGGCACGCATCCCGTGAAGCACCTTCAGCAAGCGGCGTAGGCCGCCGCCGGTGGCTGACGGTTAATGGCCGGTGACTGGAGGTGATCGCGTGAAAGTCAAATTGTTGGTCGCCCGGGCGAGCATGGACCACACGTGGCATCCGGGCGACGTGATCGACGTCGACGAGGCCGAGGCTCGCCGCCTCCTGGAAACCCGCCAGGCCGAGCCCGTCGACGCCGATCGGCCGGACGACGCCGGCGAGCCCGGCGACGACCCCAAGCCCGTGGAGCCGAAGGCGGCCAGGGGGCGACGTCGCCCACCGAACCCCGAACCCTGAACCCTGAACCCCAAAGTTCAAGCCATGAATTACCTCACCGAAGAGATCAAGCTGACGCTCGTTCAGGCCGCGTTGGCCGACGGGCAGACCGACCCCGATTCCACGGCCGTCGACATGGCCGGCTTCGACGGCGTCATGTTCGTTGGCATCGTCGGCACGATCACCGGCGCGGGGACCGTCACGCTCAAGGCCCAGCAATCCGACGACAACGGCGTGGCCGACGCGTTTTCGGACCTCTCCGGCGTGTCGGCCCAGGCGACCGGCGCGGACGCGGACAGCGACAAGCTGTTGGTGCTGGACATCGACCAGCCGTCCAAACGCTACGTCCGGACCAATCTGACGCGGGCGACAGCCAATGCGATCTACGGCGGCACGCTGGCCATCCAGTACAAGGCCCGCGTGAAGCCGACCGCGACGGCCGCCGTCCAACTGGCCGCGTCGATCGTGCAGGAGCACCGACCGGCGGAGGCGTGAGCAGTGGTCGGTGGTCGGTGACCGGTGGTCAGCGACCGATCCAATCCCCAATCCCAAATCCCGAATCACTGCCATGTCCCACCAAACCAAAGTCTACAAGGACCAGGGCGGCGATCGGCTCGTCGTCGCCGACGGCGGCCAGGTCCTCATCGAAAGCGGCGCTGCGCTCGCGGTCGAAAGCGGCGCCTCGATCACCACCGAGAACGGAATCGGCACGGCCGCCGCAGCCGCCGGCGTCGCGGCGACCGAGTACGGCGAGGGCATCCTCCACAAAACCGTCCTGAACTGCACCGCCACGCCGCTGACGTTCGGCGACGAGGCCGGCCAGGGTCAGTTCGGCGGCGTGAAGGTCTACGACTTTCCCGCGGGCCTGATCCTCACGCTCGGCGCGGTGATTGACGGCCAGATGACGTTGACGGCGCCGGCCATCAATACCTGGGACGGAGACATCGGACTGGGCGTCGAAGCTCCGACCGACCACCAGGACGCGGCCAACAAAGCGGGCAGCGTCCTGCAGAAGACCTCCACGACCCAGGCCGTGGCCAAGGTCGCGACCGTCGACGCGGTGTCGGCCGCGACGGCCCTGACCGAATCCGGCGCGCGGTGGCTCGACGGCACGGCGACGGCGAAGGACCTGTTTTTGAACCTGCTGGTCGACGACAACGCCGCGCACGACAACACGATCACCGGGACGTTCACGGGGACGATCACGATCCACTGGATCAATCTCGGCGACAAGTAGTTAGCGGGCTCCCCCGTTTCCTAAACCCTGGACCCTGAACCCTGCCATGTACGTCGAACTGCACGAGACTACGGTGACCACGGCCGCGGACGGTTCGGCGACGGCCTATTTGCCGGCCGACCCGACCCAGGTCCTCTCCGGGCGGATCCTGGCGATCGCCTACGAGAAGACCGACTTCGCCGCCGGCGTCGACTTCGACGTTACCACGGAACGGTCCGGCCAGGTCGTCTGGAGCGAGGACGACGTCGACGCCTCGAAGATCGTCTACCCGCGGGCCCAGGTCCACACGACCGCCGGCGTGGCCGCCACGCTCGACGGGACCAGGCCGGCCCTGGAGCCGATCGTCGCCGGCCAGGAGCGGCTGAAGATCGAGGTCGCCAGCGGGGGCAACGCGAAGAGCGGCAAGTTCAAAGTATTGGTTGGATAAGGAGCAAGAGTGGATGGTGGATCGTGGGTAGTGGGTAGAAAGAACTGCTCACTATCCACCATCCACCACCCACTACCCACTATGGCCTTCGAGCTCGACACCGCCCCGACGTGCGAACCGGTTGACCTGAGAGTGGTCGCCGAGCAGCATTGCCGCGTCGTCGACGAGGCGGAGTTCACCTACATCCGCGGCCTCCTGAAGAAGGCCCGGCGGTACGTCGAGGGCGTGCTCGATCGGCAGTTGATCACGGCGGTGTGGCGTCTGCACCTGGATGAGTTTCCCCGCAAAGGCGGCATCCTCGAGATCCGCAAGCCGCCGGTGCAGTCGGTCGACGCGATCCTGTACGTCGACGCGACGGGGGCGCAGCGGACCCTGGCCGCCGATCAGTATCAGGTCGACCTGGTGAGCGAGCCGGCCCGGATCGCTCCGGCATCCGGCGCCACCTGGCCGACGACCAGGCCGAGGACCTTGAACGCAGTGTCGATCGAGTTTACGGCCGGGTTCGGCGACGGGCCGGCCGCCGTGCCCGAGACGCTGCAGCACGCGATCGAGCTGCTGGTGGCCCACTGGTACGAGCACCGCGAACCGATCATCACGGGGACGATCGTCAACGGGGTGCCGTTCAGCGTCGAGTCTCTGCTGACGATGGAGAACTGGGGGCGGTATCCGTGAACGCGGTGTGACATGAAAACTGGCGATTTCGAATTGGAGGGGACGGCCGTGTTCTTGAAGATGTGGCAGCGGTTTGCGGCAGACCTGAGCGGCTACGAGCTGCGGCCGGTCGTGGTGGCCCTGAAGGCGATCGACCGGGTGGACGACGCCAGCGGCCCGGCCGGCCCGGCCGTCCAGATCGGCCTCGACGGCGGCGACTCGATCGTCTGCGTCGGCACGATCGACCAGGTGTGCGACGCGATCGAAACGCTGACCGAGGACCAGGGCCTGGTGGTGATCGACGAGGCAAAGGATCAGGAAGCATGCGAGCCGGACGACTCCGAGACCGAGTGACCGTGTACCGCGATTCGCGCAAGGCAGCGCCATTGCCGTCCGGCGAGCGGCCCGAGGATCCGCAGGTGGTCGCGCGGAACCTGCCGGCCGAGGTCCTCCAGCTCAGCGGCCGCGAGCTCGAACGGGCCCGGCAGCTGGTGGCCGACGTGACCCACCAGGTCACGATCCGCTATCGGGCCGACGTAACAGCCCGGTGTTGGTTGGTGTGGAACGGGAGCCGGCTGGATAACGAGTCGGCTCTGGCGAAGGAGACGGAGACCGTGTGCTTGTGCGTGGGGCCGGCGTAGACCATGCCATACGAAGTCACGGCGGCCGTGCGGCTCGAAGGCTATCGGGAACTGGTGGCCAAGCTGCGGACCTATGGCGATCGCGTGTATCGGCGGCACGGCCGCCGGGCGATGACCAAGGCCGGCCGGATCGTCGCCCAGCGGGCGAAGGCGGCCGCGCCGCGGGAGTCCGGGCTGCTCGGCCTGTCGATGGGTTCGAAGGTCGTCACGTACGAGGAGCGGAACATCATCGTCGCGATCGTCGGGCCCCGGAAAGGCTTTAAGCGGTTGGTCGGGCGCACCAAGGGAGGGAAGCTCAAGCACTACAAGGACCCCAGCAAGGCGACGGCCGACGCTCAATATCGCGACCCGGTCCACTACGCTCACCTGGTCGAGCTCGGCCGCGATGCGGTGACGGTCAAGAGCAAGAAGGTGCTGGTGGACACGTGGACCGGCGCCATCCTGGGACGGCGCGTGCGGGCCGTCGAGGGGAAACATTTTATGGGCCGGTCGTTCGAGACGAGCAAACCCGAGGCGATGGCTGTGATCCGGCAGGAACTGGCGATCGGCGTGGAACAAGAGGCGGTAAAGC